CTCTTCAAGCTTAGGGAACCAATTTTCTTTGTGCTCCTTTTCTTTCTTGGCCCGTGCCTCTTCCGATTTGGCATTGCCGTAGGCTACTTTAGATGGGTCGTAAGGATAAATCTCTCTTACGGCCTGCGTGTCTGGTTTAGTTTCTAGGTCGAATGATGTTATATTACTCATTGTGGTATGTTTTTGTGTTTATGTGATAAGCTTAAAAGGGGACATCGTCTTCTTCCTGATCCTGTGAATCAGGTGTCGCTTGCGGGATGTCAGACTCTACAGCCTTATCCTGTTTATTGGATTCTAAGGCCATTTTGCAGTCCTCGATGCATGCAAGGTTATCGGCAGCATATTTACTATTGGGGTCATAGTTATTCTCTAGCCACTTTAATGTGCCCTCAAGCTGCTCTGAGAGCCCTTCATCTAGGATCTGTTGAAGACTCTTACCTTTGTTCTTTCCTACCTTTAGCACACGATCCTGCCATTTCCCCGTATTTTTAGGTGCAGGGCTAGACGCTGCCTGTGGCTTCGCTTTGGCTGGCTTCGGCTGGCTGGTGCTCTCGCTTGATTCCTCGCCATCTGGTAGGTCTTCACCCGCATAGATGTATAATCCTAGGCCGTGGCGTGCTATAGCCTTTGTGAGACTGCGCTGAATGGCCTTGTTTACGTCAAATGATGTGATGTTCTCAAGTGGAATGGACTCATTCTTGTAGTTCATCACTGGAAGATATTCGATAAGTTCCTTACCCTCGACTGTAACGCCTGTCTTTACCCAAGCGGTCTTATCGTCGTGGAAGTAGTTTGAGTATAGCCCACGGCTTTCATTGATATACTCATATATCGTATATGTGCTGTCAGGGTAGTGTTTTAGTAGCTCTGCCCACGCCCACGCCCATGATAGGTAGGTAAGGCCGTTCTTGGCTTCTGTGTGCTCGTTTACATTAACTTTAGATAGCGTCTCGTAGACACTAGGTTTGTCTTGATCTGGCATGATTTATAGTTATTATAATGATTATTGCGGCGAGTGGTATCCCGTGATAAGCTTGCCCCTGGTAGCTATTTGCTGCTGGGGGTATTTCTTATCTGGGCTCGAAAGTCTCTAGCTAGTTCCCAATCAACCTCGATTTCTAGGCCTAGTGATGAGCCATTCTGCTTGGCTCTCTTTTTTAGGTCTTTAGCTATGTGTGGTGGAACGTATGGGCCGTTTCCACCTAATCTGACCTTATTCTCCTTGTTTGCGTCTTTTTTCATGATCTTGGGCATCTACTAGTTTAAATTTAGAAAATATTAAAAGTTTCCCTGGTGTGCTGACAGACTGAACACACCGAAGTATAGCAGATAGCTGGTTCCCTGTGAGGCGGAACTTTGAGACTCGTATATCTCGCCATGCGTTAAGGTGCTTGTGCACGAGTATATATTCCTCATTGGATAGCTCATAAACGCTATATCGTTCGTTGCGGCCCTTGTGATAGTAGAAGGCTTTGACATTATTCATAGTTCCTCAGTGGTGCGATTCTCGCCATTTTCGAAGCGTCTCATATTCTCTTCGTTCTCACGCTCCAAGTCTTCAAGGTAGCAGTGGTGCTGCATAAGAAGAGACTCTTCAGGGTTAAGCTCTAGGCTGCGTTGGGCGATTAAGCTACGTTGTTCTGCTACGATTAAGTCGATTGAGTTCATGTGGTATCTGTTATGGTTTAAGTGATAAGCTTCGACCACTATTGCGCTACCGCTACCTATTGTCAAATATAAATATTAATTTTTTCAAAAAAGTTTTTGATTGAAGTTTTTAGCAACATACATAGGATGCTTATTAATGATTAAGACAAGACAGCGAAACCACGTAAAACCGAATAACATTTCGGCGGGTTTGCTGTAGTCTAATAGTTCTTTTACATAGATTTTTACCAAGCCCACTTCTTAACTGAGTGGGCTTTTTGTTTTATTGGCAAGTGCACCATAGGCAGGTGGGCGACCTGTTAAGTCGTTGTATGCTGGTTCGAATCCAGCCTTGCCAGCCTTTTACGCTGGAAGCTCAAAGGACGAGCACCGGATTACGAATCCGTAGGTTATAGGTTCGACTCCTATCCAGCGTACTTTATTGCCTCAAAGTGTTAGGGATGTGCACAGTCGGTTTTGATCCGATTAGTCTGGGTTCGATTCCCAGTGAGGCTACCAATTTATATGGCGGTAGTTCAGTCTGGTAGAACGCTGGCTTTGGGAGTCAGTTGTCGGGGGTTCGAATCCCTCTCGCCATACCATTTATCAGGTGCGCGGCCTAAGTGGTAGAGGCACCAGCCTGTGAAGCTGGGGAAGTGGGTTCGACTCCCACCCACCTGACCATTTTGGGGGTATAACTCAATTGGATAGAGTAATCGGCTTTTAACCGATGAGTTGGGGGTTCGAGTCCCTCTGCCCCTATTTTTGCTCCCTGTTCGCGACATGGTTCTTCTAAAGCCATCCCTAAGAGTTGTGTGGAAGGGCATGAGGTTCGATTCCTCCAGGGAGTATTTCCGTTTGACAGCCATCGACTCAGCGAGTATTCGTATATTCATGCTTTATATTTGGACGACAGCCTTATGGATAGACACATGTGATTTTACTTGTGTGATCGGTGGGCTACGTCTGAAGTAATAGCATAGACATACACTTTAAACGAAAGCCCACCATGAGAAATCTAGGTGGGTTTTTTGTTTTAGATCTTTGACAGTATTTTACGGGAACCTGATGTAAGTAGAGGCATGGCAGATTGAAACCCTGCACGTGAAGGGGCAGCACCTTCGGTTCCCACCATTTGTATTGGGGTAGCTCAACGGCAGAGCAGCGGCTTCCAAATCCGCCGGTTGTGAGTTCGAATCTCACCCCCTTTGCCATTTATGCCCCTATCATACAGCGGTCTAGTATGCTGGTCTGTCGAACCGGTCACGCGGGTTCAAATCCCGCTGGGGGCGCTTTCTGCGGGTATATCCCAACTGGTAGAGGAATGCGGTTTAAACCCGCTTCAGTGTAGGTTCGAATCCTGCTACCCGTATATGGCTCATTAGTTTAAGCGGTAAAACACTTGCCTTGTAAGCTTGAGAACTCGGTTCGATTCCGAGATGAGCCTCCACTTTCTAGGCCTATAGCTTATTGGTAAAGCGTCCGTCTCATAAACGGGTGAAGAGGGTTCAATCCCCTCTAGGCCCATTTTTTTAAGAAAGTGCTTGCATGCACATGCATTCACCTGCATTAATGTGCACTGAAAAGTCGAGTCTGCATATAGTTTAATTAGGGCCTCTAGGAATAGGGGCCTTAATTTTTTACTTGATTCAAAAGCCGCAATGAGTATGTTCCTGCCAACAACTATATGCAGGGAAGCGGATACCCTCGATAACAACCGTATGACACTCCAGAGCTGAACAAGTCTGGCCCCAAGGGATAAAAAAAGAGGTCTAGCAGTGTGTGAAATACATGAAGCCCCCCGATAACCGTTGAGTCTGTGTGCGATAGAATGTTATGCTGGAATATTAAATCGAGAAACACCGACATGCAGGCAACATGGCGGGTAAGCAGGGCTTCATATATTTCATTTTATGCAGGGTATATCAGTGGTTAGATTGTCGGCCTCATAAGCCGAAGGCCGCCGGTTCGAGTCCGGCCCCTGCAACTTTATGCAGTGAAAAATGGACTAGAGCCGAACCCCGAAAGGGAAGTAGCTGCACCTTTCGAATTTTTCCATCTTGCTGGGTGCAACCCAACTCGCCTTGGTCGCGCAAGGCGGGGGCAGATGGAGCTTTATTTTCATTATTTCACACTGATACAGGCAATGAGAATCAGGGGCCGGTAACCCATAATTTACCCTCAACCTGTAGAGACATACCAAATATAAGAACCCACTTAAAAGGCTAAGGGAGCTGGCAATACTGCGGTGGCATGGTATGAGCGATACGATCTAAGACCCAATGGCGATAGGCATATCCTCTCAAGGCTTTCCTTAGTATGCGATAGCTGCGTACTAAGGGAGCTTCGAGAACGCTTAACTCCCAACCGAGCCCATAACGATAATCATATCGCAAAAATAATTTAATAATCTGCTTGCAATAGCTACCGCTACTTGTAGAGTAGTTCAAGCTTATCACTATAACCATAAAATACCGCATTATGAGCAGTAAAATCACAGAGGCAGTAAAAACCGCCACATTCAAAACATCGGACGGACTAAAAGTGACCGCATCATACACAGCTGAGGTAATAACCTCGCAAGATGGATGCAGGGAAGGAAAAGAAGCCGTATCCGTCCTATCACATTTAGAGCTTCACAGCTTCCTAGTCATAGAAAACCCCACAGGGGATGATAGCTATGAAAACGAGTTTTACATCCACGACGAGCTATTCAAGCACGTAGACGATAACCAGCTGTATTAAGATTATGAGCGACGAATTAGACACAAAACTATTACACGCAGAAGGATCTAGGACGGTCAGCGAGTATAACCTACTAAGGATAGCCACCAAAGAGTGCCACCTTGAGATAATAAAAGTAGGGGAGGCTGTAGCTAATGCATCTAACGCTGGTAAATTCTCATGCGAGGTAAGGCTTGAGAATATGCCAGATAAGAAGAAAATCCCATTCGAGCGCTATTTAGTGCATAAAGGATACATTATTAGGAGCTGTAAGCAGGCTCACCCAGAGTCGGTTCAGATCCCATACACCTATTTCATCAGCTGGGGAGTGGAATAATATGCCTAAAAAGCTAAAACTACAACACAGGCAATTCGCCATCCTAATGGCCCCTGGCAATATTCCAGCGGTAAAAGCATACATGGAATGCTACCCAGATACTTCATATGATTCAGCCAGATCCAGTAGCGCCGATCTCCTAGCAAATCCTAGCATACAGGAGGAAATAAAGCGCATCAGAGGCCTTGTAGAACAGGATGCTGTGCTTTCAGTAGAAGAAAAGAGGAAGTTCCTAGCTAGTGCTGTGAGGACTCCACTATCAGAAATGGACACAGATAACCCTCTGGCTACTGAATACACTATTACAAAGGACGGGATAAAGGTTAAGGCCTTCTCTAAGGAAAAGGCTATTGAGATTGATAACAAGATGGCTGGGCATAATGAGGCTGAGGTCGTTAAACATGAATATAACCTCGTTTGGGGCGAGGAAGAGCAGGAAGAGGAAAAGAATGATTGAAGCGTTTTTAATTGGTGTAATTTGCCTGCTTTTGTGGGCTCTGTTTATTAAGAATCTCCGATCTAGTCACCCAATATCAGAGCCGGAGCCTCCAAAGCCACCCGAGTTTAGACTTAGACCTAGGCCATATGGAGGGTATTACATCGAAAGGTGGGATACTCTCGTATCTATGTATCTTGTAGAGGGTGTTTCTGATAGCGAAGAAGAGGCACACCGGATAATGAAAAGACTAAAGCAACCGATAATTGAAGTTAAAGACTAAGACCATGAACATTGAAGCAATAAGACTACACGCCCAGAACAAGGGTGATCTCAAGCTATTGAAGCTTATCGAGGGTGCAGTAAATAAGCGGAATACATTCGACTATAACAAAGAATATGAGTTACACCTAGAATCAGGCATACATAAGGCTGAGTTTCAGGGCTACTGCTTTGCTAATGATGGCGGCACATTCTGTGTGGGTATTGAGTGTGTGAAGCCAAGCCCAGCAATGAGCGCAAGCAATGAGCGCAAGCAGTGAGCAGGGGGAGGTGAGCGATGCCGATTGAGGAAATATGCGGGAATTGCATTTGGTTCTATGATGTGAAACAGCACTTGCCAAAGCTAAGGGTTGGAAGGTGTATGCAATATCAAGGAATCAAAAAATCAGAACGGGATACTTGCGAAAGGCTTGTATTTATAAAGAAATCAGCCCCACCCCAGCAGCAGAATGCGACAACAGGAGAAGGGAGGGAATAGGAAGCCCAATGAAAACAGCCCTGATATTCTGCCTGCTCACAACCACAGCCCTAGCCTCATTAGAGGAAAAGGTCGTAACCCTGACACTCCTAGCCGAAGCCCGCTCAGAGTCAGCCAACAACTACGAGGGAATGAAGGCCGTAGGGCAGGTAATCCTGAACCGTAGCCGTAACCGTGGGCTAACCCCTAGGATGGTATGCCTACAGCCAAAGCAGTTCACATGCTGGAATAGCCCTAGAAAGCTCCTGAGTAGCTCAGAATCCATTAGATGCGAGTCATACGAGGCTACAGCTATGGCTGAGACGATAGCCATCTTTGTGTGCAATGGGATTGACGTTTACCCAGGATTCAGTGCTAATCACTACTTCGACCCTGATAAGGTGCTGCCAGAATGGGCGATGGGCGTACAAGGCAGCAGGATTGGGGCACATCTATTTATTGAGCTATGAGCATAGAGCAGGACAATATAACTATCAATTACTCGATAGGAGCCGCAAGGATGAACCCTGAGAAGGTTGTCCATATTGAGGAAATCGACACCACCCCCACTATAAGGGACAGGGTTGGGAGGATAAACCCAGTTATTTGCATAATTGCTGCCTTTATCGTGATACCTTTAGGTCTGACCGTCTTTAAGGCTATATCTGGCCCCAGCTTCAACTCGGGCGAGATAGTGAGTAAGAAGTATGAGCCGCGCAGAAAATGGGTCAGCATGAGCCCTGTATCCACCGGAAAGACAACAACCATGGTTCCCATCACCCATGTAGACGACGAAGACTATATTCTCGTAGTTAAGGGAAATGAATCTAGGGGGAGGACGGCCACAGAGAAGTGGTATGTTTCTAAATATAAATACAACTCCTACAATGTGGGCGATCTAGTCACATACGAAAAGGGAGATAGCGTCATAGACTAATGAGCGAACCAGCTACAGAGCTAAAGGCCAGACAGGCCACACGTAGGCAGCAGGCCAAGGTCAAAGCCTTCTGGGATGCGATAAAGGACTCAAATATGGTTGATAGTGCCTACCAGTCCACCGATTGGGATAACCTGCCTCTCCACACGGAGAAAGAGATCGAGCGCATGTATCACGACGCCGTCAGAATATTTCTAATGAAAAACATCAAATAACTGAGCTATGGGAAAATATCAGACTAAATCAATTCAAGTAGACGCAATACAATGGAGGCCAGACCCAGGGAGTGACCTAAAGGATTCACCGCCCCCATGCTCTCCAGGCTTCTGCAAACGAAACCCATTCACAGGTCAATGGAAGGTCCTTACCGTAACTGGATGGTGTAAAATAAACCCATTGGACTACATCGTCAACGATGGTGGAGGTGACTATTACTTGTCTGAACGCGAGGTATTCGAGAAATACTTTGAAAAAGCCAAAGAGGGCGAGATGCAGGAGGCCTACATAAATAAGAAGGTGAGGGACGCATGCTCTCTGAGGTTCCCTGGAAAGGAGATGCTTTGCTGGCATGCCCCAAAGCCTGGGGTTATCGTAATCGAATTTATCGGCGGCGGAAAAGGTGAGTTGACGGGAGCCGACGCTGTTGCTATATTTTCATAATGCCACGCACTAAAGCCAAAGCGAAACTCACATCCAGACGCAGCCGACCAAGGAAGCGTGATAAGGATAAGGACATTAAGCGGGCTACAGGTGGCAAGACTAAGAGCGATTACTAAACAAAAAGGGACTAGATGCCTAAGAAGCGTAAACCCATATCAGAGCTACTAAAGCGGATTGTTCCACATGGAACAACTTGTGAGGGCTGCAAGTATCAAGGCGAGGATAATTTCTGTAAGCTTCTAGGGCCCAATACAGAGCCCAAGGCCTGCAAGATAAATACGGATGAAACCGAGTCTTAGTTGGCTCATAGCCCACGTTCTACTGGTTCTCGTGGGCCTTATTTTGGCATTGCTCACAGGTTGGCTGTGGGTTATTCCATTTGCAGTGATTGCGGCATACATCGTGCCGCCATTGCTGTATTTAAAGCGAAAGGGATAATATGGACGAAAGATGCGTCAAAACGGTTCAGCTTGAAAAGATTAAGCTAGAATGCGCTAGAGTTGTAAGCGATCACTTGCTCGGGGTTAAGGCACGAGTTGATCTAATGCACGAAATACCAAACCATTTCCGTGTGTCGGTAAAAGGGCACCTATGGGGCGATAAGCACCCAGATAAGGTTGTAAGGTATCCTGCGAGCTGGTGGGATCATTTCAAGTTTTCAAAGTTTCCCGAGTGGGCGAAAAGAAGATGGCCACCCAAATTCACCTACGAGAAATTTTCATTCAACACACTTTACCCAGACTTTAAGCCTTCGCTTCCAGACGAAAAATCTAGCTTTATCCATACATGCGAACACTACACCCTAAGTGAGCGATTGAAGCCGTAATACTGTAGTGGCACAGATAAACATAAAGATTAATGCCCGTGAGGCATTTAAGGAGTTCCTAAAGTCTGAGAAGCGCTATTCCTGCCTAGTAGTCCACCGACGCGCTGGAAAGACATTCGCCTGTATTCAAAAGATAGGTATAGCTGCTCTTACCCATAAGCGCCGAAACATGGACGTAGCGCCCCTCCGTTACGCCTTCATAGCCCCTACGAGGGATCAGGCGGAGGATGTTACATGGTTATACATGGAGAACTTCTTTGGAGAGATACCAGGGGCAAAGCTTAATAAAAGCAAGCTATCGGTAACACTACCCAATGGCGCCTATATCCGCCTCTACTCAGGTGAGAACTACGAGCGTATGCGCGGAACCTACTTCGATGGAGTAGTGATGGACGAATACGCCGACCTTCCTCCAGAGGCATGGTCGCTTGTCGTTCGCCCTTGCTTGTCGGATTACGGGGGATGGGCTGTATTTATCGGAACCCCGAAAGGGAAGAATGCATTTTATCACGCATATACAAAGGCCGTAGAGAACCCAGATTGGTTTGATATGAAGCTTAAAGCATCTGAATCGGGGATTATACCACCTGAAGAGCTTGAAGAGATCAAGAATGATGAAAATATAACAGCAGACCAATTTGAGCAGGAATACGAATGTAACTTCGATATATCCCCAGAGGGCGCTATTTACCTCAAGGATGTTATCAAGGCATACGCTGAAGGGCGAATCTCTGAGGATGTGGGGCTACACCATGAAGGCCTACCGGTCTACACAGCTGGGGATATCGGTAAAGACATCAATACCAAGTTCTGGTATTTCCAAGTGGTAGGGGATAAGATCAATATCCTCATGGCTGTATCTGGGGGCCCAGAGCTTAACACACCATCCAAATGGGCAGCTCTCCACACCAGAATGGCTAATGAGCGTGGCTACAGCTATGGTATGCACTTCCTCCCGCATGACGGTGAGACCGTATGGCTACCCGCATTCAAGGAGGCAGGGCTTGATAATGTCGAGGTGCTCAAGCGTCCACAGAACACATGGGACGATATCAACGAATCTTTACGCATGTTTGGACGGGTCTACATCAATGAGCCTGAATGTTCCAGCGGTATCCGAGCGCTCGAAGCTTGGGAAACCAAGGAAATCAAGAAGAAGTCCTACTGGACCAACGAGCCAGAGCACAACTGGGCCTCTCACTGGGGCAAGGGCTTTGCTCAGGTATTCTGGGCTATTGCCTGTGGCCGCACCGTAAACAAGGCTGGAAAGTCCCTCAAGGCAGGAAGAGGGCGGAAAATCAACGTAGAATTAGCTGGGTCTGGTGATGTTAGAAAACGATCAAGAATCAACGTTATTATGTAATCGCCCCATCGTTAAGGAGGCATACGACTTCTACCACGATTGGCCAGAGAACCCATTCTTCCGGTATGTGGGGATTCACCGCTTCAATAATGGCTACATTTTCTGTGATCCAGAATACTTTATTATGGGCCGTCCAGTGGATAGCCACGCCCCAAAACACCAGATTGTAGACCCAGAGTTCACCTTCGAGCGGTGCGAATCTGATTGCTGGTTCATATGGTTATATGCAGGTGACTTAACTAAAGCCTTTACAATCGTCCCATATTGGCTACCTTATGTAGCATATGAGCGACGGGACCGACTTCAAATCAGAGAAACAAGTAAGATAATGAAACTCTTAATGAAAGATCAGTCCAATGGGAAGTGGCGGAAAAGTTAGAGAGCCCAAAGCAGCACCACCCCCAGCTAGAGCACCACGCCCAGGAGATGCAGGAGAATCTGGTAGCCCTTCAAGGCGTCAGCGTCTAATAGCGGCATCCCGTAAAGGGTTTCAGCAAAGCATACTAGCTGGCGAAACAGGCGGATTCCAATCAGCTCAAGGCGCAGCAGTGGCCAGAGCAGGAAAGAGCATCTTAGGATAGTGGCAGACTCAGAAAAAGCGCTACAACGTGAAGGTGATGGAGACAAGGCCAAGATGGTTGTCTCCGATTATCGCGTCGGCAGAGCAGACCAAGAACCGTGGAAATCCGAGGTATGGCAGCGTATATCTGAGTATGTGATCCCTCGTAAATCTGAGATCAACACCAAGAAGACTAAGAGCATAGACGGCTATACAGACAACGTCTACGACACCACAGCAATCCATGCAAATACCACCCTAGCGGCTGGACAGATGGATTTCCTAGTAGGTGGGAACTGGTTTGAGAATGAAGCCCCATTTGATGATGCAAGCGATGAAGCCAAGCTCTGGTACAAGAAAACCGGCGAGAAAATGCGCGATGTTATCAATGCATCCAACTTTGATATGGAGGTCCATTCCTTCTTTGTTATGCGCGGTGGCTTCGGAACTAGCCATTTCCACGTAGAAGAGGATGAGGAAAAGGTTATTGCCTGTAAGTCTGAGGATATAGGCGATTACATTATTTTTGAGAATGCCCGTGGTATCGTTGATAAGGTCATAGTTATTAAGGAATACACCCCACGCCAGATCATGCAAATGTATGGCACAGTGGGCGAGAAGGGCAATCGAGGTGTTCCACAGAATATCGTGGAGATGGCAGAACAGACCAACAAGGACCAGAAGGATAACAAAATCCAGGTGCTTATATGGGTAGGCCCACGCGAAGATACCAAGCGAGACAGCAGAAAGCTGGATGCTGCTAATATGCCAGTAATGACTCTCCATGTTGTCCTAGATAGCTCAGATGCTAATAAAGAGGGCACACTACTGCGCGAATCAGGCTTTGAGGAAATGCCAACTATGGTAAGCCGCTTTGCAGAATGGGGCAACGAGGTATACGGATACTGCCCATCTGTGGAGGTTCTACCACTAATTTTACAGCTGAACGTCATAGAGCAAAACCAGGACATGCTGGCAGAGCTTATGGTAAACCCACGCCTACTGCTTCCAGACAACATGGAAGGAGATGTCAGCCTACGCGCTGGTGGTGTTACTATCTATGATTCCAGCACACCGACGGCCAAGCCAGAGGAATGGGCTACTAGTGGGCGCTACGACATCGGACAGGATCGCCTGAACTTCAAGCGCTCTCAGGTTGACCAAGCCTACTTTGTTGACCTATTCCAGCTACTTACCAGCATGCAGGAGCGTAAGCGCGAGAAGACAGCCTTCGAAGTGAGCGAGATGCTATTTGAGAAGGTAGGCCGATTCCATCCTACATTCACACGATTTAACTCTGAGTTCTCCGAGCCATTCCTTAACCGCGTATTCTCTATCTGCTTCCGTGCTGGTCTATTCCCAGATCCGCCAGAAGATGTTATCCGCCAGAATAATCTAGGTGAAGATGTCATTGAAACGCCTAAAGTGAAGTTCACAGGCAAGATGGCTATGCTAATGAAGGCACGGGAGAACAACGACTTTATGGCATTCCTCCGTATGTCTATGCCTCTATTCGAGCAAGATCCATCAGCATTCCAGCGCACAATCAACGTTGAGCGATCAGTCGAGAAGCTTGCTGATAACCAAGGAGTGCATACAGATTTCTTTAACACGCCAGAAGAGCGTGAAGCAATCGAAGTTCAGCAGAACGAACAAGCAGCCCGCCAGCAGCAGCTAGAAGCAGCAAGCACAATGGCTAAGGCAGCAGGTGACCTGGGACGGGCACCAGAGGGCGTTCAGCAGGCTATCGACATCTAATTTATGAGCAGTGAGTTAACGGACCATCAGAAAAAACTACAAATCGAGAATGAGAAACTAAACCAAGCATATCGCGATCTATTCAAGGTTAAGGGCATTTCTAAGACCAGATTAGAAGCAGCCCGCAAGCGAGTGCTAAAGGATTTAGAGGACATAGTTTTTCAGCAAACCCATTATCCGGATGAGAAGGGTCACTATTGCCCGTACAAGGCAGCTATCGAGGATGGCGGCAGACGTATGGCCAAGGACATGCGTAAGCGTATTTTCTCAAGTCCTAGAGAGGATTTGAACCAAAAGAAACCTAAAGTAAATAAAGCATAATGAGCGACGATCCATCACTATTGGGGGGCGGAGATCCAGCCCCAGCAGATCCTAATCCAGCAGATCCGAATCCTTCGGACCCGCAGCCAGCACCCGCAGGCATTAGCTTCTATGGGGAAGACGGGCAGCTCCATTCATCTATTACTGAGCAGATCGGTGATATGAAGGGAACCCAGAACTTCTTCCAGAAGTATTCAGGGGCAGAGAATCCAACGCTAGAGGCCCTGAAGGGCATCGAGAACCTTACCGCTATGGTAGGTCAGAAGACCCAAGGGCTGACACGCCCAGCCGAGGATGCCTCAGATGCCGAGAAACAGGCATATGTGGACCAGATCCGTAAGCTGAATGGCACACCTGATAACGCGGATGATTACGGCTACGTGCGCCCAGAGGACCTAGACGAGTCTATCCCGTTCGAGGTAGACGAGGCCAAGGCATTTGCAGATGTTCTGCATCAGCACCACGCCTCACCGGAGCTGGCTAAGGCACTATTTGATGTCTACACAGAGCAGCTAAAAGGTGTTCCAGAGGCTATTGCCCGAGAGGAAGCAGCCTACAAGCAGGAGCAAGTCACTGCTCTACGTGATGAGTTCGGAGCAGCAGCGGATAAAACCATTCAGCAAGCTAAGGACAATGCTGCCACATTCGGGGTAAGTGAAGACCTTATGAAGCAAATCGGTATGTCTGCTGAGGGTGTGAAGTTCCTAGCTGGCCTATCAAAGTATATCGGTGCTGATTCTATCCCATCTGGCAACGGAGAGGGAGCTATGAATAATGGCAAGAACTACGAGCAAATGGCGATGGAAGCAGGCCAAAAGGCGATGGAGGCCAATTCCAAGGGTGATAATGTTGGCTATCAGCGACACCGAGCGGAGCAGCAAAAATACCAGCAATTAATGATTAACCAGCAAAACCGTGGCAATAGATAAGAAACAAGAGCCAGTGGATGAGAAGAATCCACCCGTAAAGATAAAGAAGAAGACGCCTGGAAAGCCTCTTAGCGACTGGAAGACCCTGCATAAAGGGGTCAAGTATCGCATCCTAGAGGCCGATCCATCTAGGCGTGTTATCTCTACCCATGCATACACTCTGGAGTTTAAGACCGATGAGCGTATTACCAAATTTGGGCTTGAAACTAAGCCCGATCTAAAAGAGATTAGATCCCTCTTCAGAGGTATTAACCCAAAGAAGTAGCAGGAAAAAGTTCATAGATCAAAGAGCCCCTAGTCGTTGGCATGTTCGGCTAGGGGTTTTTTGTTGACTCGCTCAGGAAGTGAGCTAAATTACCCCTATAGTCTGATACCTCTCAGACGCGGAAAGCCACCGTAGTGTGACACCTTTCTAAAGAGAGCCAGACCCTAGCAGATCGAAAGTCTAAGCGTAGACCCCATCAGGGACACTCGAAGCAGGGCAGCCAAACAACAACTCTCATTTAAATTAGAAAGGGAAGGACAATGTCCACTCCACAACTACCAGAACACTACACAATCGACTACAAGCAAAACTGGTTTCACCGCATCCAGCAGTTTCCTTCATTGCTTGCAGATACAGTAACGAATGACACCGTAGACGGTTTCATTAAACGCTACTCACAGCTAGAGCGCCAAGTAATGGGCGACATCACTGTGCGTCACGGCACAACTAACCGCCAAAGCGCTGAAATGTTCATCCGCTGGCTGAAGACACGTAAGCACGATATCGCCAACGTCATTGACGAATGGGACGATAAGGAGCTTGGCGAGTTGATCAGCCCTAAAGGTGCAATCATCGAAAACCAAGGTTTTGCTTATAACACTAAGAAAGACCGCACAATCATCGAAGCCGCTGAAGGCTCTGCAACAACTGGTGAGGATGCCGACGTACTTGTCCCGCTTCCTGCAAGCCAGATCGTTCCAGTTTCCTTCAATCCAGGTGGTGCTCCAGCCGACTCAGGCATGACATTTGCCAAGGTTGCTCGTGCGCGTCGTATCTTCCAAGACAACGTGCTTCCGCTTAACAACGGTATGGCATTCGCTATTATCTCTCCAGAAGCGGATGAAGCTCTCGTGCGCGACGTTGAAGAAGCCCGCAACAAGGATTACACTCAAATCTCTCCAATTGCTGACGGCACAGTCGATGGCAAAATGTGGATGGGCTTCAAGTGGATCGTTCACACAGACCTTACTACAGGCGACGTAACAGGCGCAGGTGGCACAGTACAAGGAACTAACTGCCTATTCTGGCACAAACAGTTCATGTATTTTGGTGACGGCGAAAAGCGCTCAAACGTTGATATTCTTCCTGAAAATAGCCACGGCGTTCAATGCCGCACACGTACTCGTATGGGTGCAATGCGCTTTGAAGAAAAGGCCGTTGTTAAGGTCGAAACTCTCGCTTCATAAGCATTAACTTAAAATAGTCAGAAAGGTATAAAACACCATGGCAACATTCAATTCAGACGTAGCAGCCAAGCAGGTTGACCCTACAGCTAAAAACCTAGAAGATGCGGATCGCGTAGAAGCGTCAGTAGTCAGCTCAGATTGTGAGATCTTAGTTGACTCTGCGCTGGCAGCAGCCCTCGCTCAAGGTGATAACTTCAGACTCTTCCGAGTTCCTGAAGGTTACCGCCCGATCCCAGCAGACTTCACCATCGACACCGATGGATTAGGAGCTACAACCTCCGAGGCTGAAATCGGAACCCTAGCCGACCCAGACAGCATCCTTGCATCTACAAATGTAAATGCTGCTGCTCACGTTGCTGCCGCTGGCAGTGGCGCAGAGGCTCTAGCCCCTGCAACTCGCACCGAGTCAGAGTTCTTGTATCTTACACTTCCAGTGTATACAGGAACAGCTACCGTCGGTCGCAAGTTGGTCGTGCGCGGCAAGTTCCAAAAAGCTTAGTCCCGAACGCTCATAAATAGGCCGGTGGTAGGTGTAATGTCTGCCACCGGTCTTATTTTTTAACATCAAATCACTATGTCAGTAAGTAGAACAGATATTGCAAATCTAGCCCTAAACCACGTAGGGGAGCCACCGATCACCAATTTACTGGATGATCAGAACGCAACGGCCCGCATAGTGAAGGTTGTATTCGATCCTACTATCAGGGAAATGGGAAGGGATCACGAATGGAACTGTCTACGCACCAGAGCAGATATCCCAAGGGATGGCACTAACCCGCCATTTGGATATGCTTACCGGTATCAGCTTCCTTTAGACTTTATCAGGTTATTCCGCTTAAATGGCCGTGATGTCCAAAAGCGTAAAGACCTATTCGATATAGAGGGCAGGTTCCTTCTAACAGACGCAGAGACAGCGCAGATCCAATATTCGAAGTTCGAGCGCGATTCTACTGTATACGATTCCAAGTTCGTAGAGGCACTAGCCCTGCTTATTGGATCAAAGATTGCTATCCAAATCAGGCAGGATGAGGCCTTAAAGGGCTTCCTGAAACAAGAATATAACAGGGCACTATCATCAGCTAGGAAGGTAGACGGCAACGAAACCAACCAAGCCCCATATGATGGCCGCTCAGAATCAGGGTGGATAGCAGCCCGCCGAGTAGGCACACGCAACGGATCACTGAATAACGACGCATTCTAATGCCACCATCTCTAGTAAAAGGACTCGGCCAGAAGAATATCGTATCCTTTAACGGTGGCGAATGGTCGCCCCTAATGGACGCCCGCGTAGATCATCAAAAGTATGATAGCGCATGCCGAACACTCTCTAATTTCAAGGTATTGCCATATGGCGGTATCGAGCGACGCCCTGGCCTTCAATACATCAACCCTACCAAGGATAATGGCCAAGCTAGGCTAATTGGGTATGACTTCTCTACGACAACCAGCTTCGTAATAGAGATAGGCGAGGCCTATATGCGATTCTACTCCAATGGGGTTCAGGTCACATCTGGTGGGAACCCAGACGCCGTATTGACTGGCACACCGCCTTGGCTGGCATCTGAGCTATACGAGATCCAGTATTTGCCTATCAATGACATCATTTACATGGTTCACCCGAATCATCCCCCCCAGAAGCTCTCACGCTTCGCTGACGATGATTTCAGGATAGAGGCGGTAGACTTTGACGAGACAGCGTTCCTAGACCTGAATATCACCACTACGACGCTCTCAACCACTGTTACCACTGGTAGCGGCCTAATGAATGCGTCTACTGGCATATTCACAGCTGACCACGTAGGGAGCTTCTGGAAGCTCACACATCCGCGTGCAGCCAGCAGCATAAACCTTTCTCTGGGCGGGACAGGAACATCTGGCAGTATTACAGTAGAGGGAACATGGCTCCTACGCACCACAGGCACATGGAGTGGAACGCTTCGATTGCAGGAGTTTAATTCCGCTACAGGGCTATGGGACAATATCCGAGAGTTCAATAGCACCAGCGATAGCAATTTCAACACCGAGGAAATCCAACCAATAGAGGCACTGTTCCGCCTAGACTACACATCTGTGGGCGGATCTGGTGAGGCATACCTAGAACTGAGCGACACCACAAGGGATGGAATCGTAAAGGTTACAGGCTTCGTAAGTAGCACTCAGGTAAATATTGACGTAATCAAGGACCTAGAAAGCACCAACGCAACAGACGTATGGCGTGAAGGTGCATGGAGCGATGAGCAAGGATACCCACGAGCTGTGGGCATATTTGAGCAGCGCGTAGTCCTTGCCGGCACTAAGAAACGCCCTCAGACCATTTGGCTATCCAGAACAGGAGATTTCGAAGATTTTGAGCTTGGATCACTAGATGATGATGCTCTCCAGTACACAATAGCCTCTACTGAGCAGAACCAGATTCAGTGGGTTCAGGGGCAAACTAAGTTACTTATTGGCACAGCTGGGGCAGAATGGACACTCAGCGGGGATGCTGAGAAGCCAGTCACTCCTAGCAATGTTACTATCCTTCGCCAGTCCAGCTACGGATCTAAGCATATCCAAGGTGTGATGGTAAATGATGTGGTTCTATACGTGCAGCGTAATGGCCGAAAGGTCCGTGAAATGGTAGAGTCTGAAACCTCTGTCACTGCTAAGTATGTATCTCCAGACCTTACAATCCTAGCCGAGCACATAACCGAGGGTGAGATTATCCAGACTGCATATAGCCAGCAGCCTGATAATGTCTATTATGCTGTAACCGGAAATGGGACACTTTCAGGAATGACCTACGAGCGCGACCAGCAAGTCATAGGATGGTCAAGGAGCCTAACACCTGGAGCTAGTGGCAATTTCGAATCGGTGGCCGTGATCTACGGAGATACAGGCGACGAGGTTTGGACTATCGTAAATCGCACCATAGGGAACGATACGAAGCGATATATCGAGCGATTCAACCCAGTTAAGTGGGAAGACAAGGAAGACGCTTTCTACGTGGATTCAGGCATATCTGTGTGCCTCCCTGACAACATCAACAGCGGCAATCTGACTGCCGGTAAGTTCTACCGAGTTATCAGTAATGAGGGAATGGATATGTCAGCGGTGGGCGGTCCTGCAAGCCCTCGCAATTTCCAGACATTCGAAGCCACGATTACAGCCACACCAGTATATGGCCAAGGCTCAGTGAGGGAGGTATCGGACGTATTTACAGGCCTAGACCACCTTGAGGGCGAAACAGTGGACGTTCTAGGTGATGGCGGGGTATACGAAAACCTTACCGTAACAGGCGGTCAAGTAACACTACCTAACCCACAATCAGTGATTTTAGATAATAAGGTCACTAAAGCCCATATCGGCCTACGCTACGAATCTGTGGCACAGCCTATGAAGCTAGAGGCAGATCCTAAGCTGGGCGCATTCATGGCCACAGAGCTAAAGCTACGCCAGATCGTTGTGCGATTTGTTAAGAGCCTTGGGCTTACATACAGCACCAATGTGGAAGCCTTGGGAACAGGAACACTGGATCAGATATTCGAAGAGATTAAACACCCAATGCGCGACACTTCTCACCGTATGGACGAATCACCGCCACTATTCACAGGTGATCGTAGAATCGCTGTTCAGTCTCGACATGATTATGATGGTAATTTAGTAGTAAAACAGACACAGCCATTGCCAACACTGATTTTAGCTATTATCAAGAAATACGAAGTTACCGGAAGATGATTAAGTTAAGGACATATGAAGAGGGCGACTATGAGAAGATTGCTGCATGGTGGAAAGGCCACGGCCTGCCGCCTATCTCTGAAGGTGCGCTTCCTGGTATATCATACTTCGGCTTTGATGATGAGCACGGCGATATTGCTGTCGGGTTCATGGATACTTCCACTTTCGGCAATATTTGCTATTTCTATGGCATTATATCTAATCCAGATGCTCCAGCTAGGAAGGTTAATGAGGCATACGACACCGTATTAGATGCTCTAATTCAGTGTGCCGAGGTAATGGGATATGGCCTAATGATGGCTCACCCCTTCCAAAGCTCAATGAAGTTTAAAGCGAAACAGCATGGATTCGTAGAAAACCACGACTCAGTAGCCCAGATGTATTTAATCCTTAAACCAGAGGTTCCGGTCTAATGCCACAAGCAGCAGTAGTAGCAGTCACAGTAGCAGCGACAGCTGTATCCGTAGCTGGACAGATGCAGCAAGCCAAAGCGACAAAGCGGGCAGCAGAGCACAATGCCAAGGTTGCCGAGGTTGAAGCGGTCAATACAGAGCGTGCAAGGGAGGAAAACGCCCGCCGCCTCCGCATCCAGAACCGCCGATTGCTTGCCTCTCAGCGTACAGCACTAGCCAAGTCTGGTGTTACCGAGACAGGGTCACCATTAGAATTGCAGTCAGATACAGCAGCAGACCTTGAAACACGAGTGCTTGATCTTAATCAGCAGGCAGAAGCTAAAAAGCAGAAGCTAAAGTCTCAGGCTGCTATAACACGATTTGAGGGCAATCAGTTGGCCTCAGCCTCAAGGTTCGGTGCAGCTGAATCAGGATTGTCTGGAGCATCTAGAACAGCGTCATTACTTAATTAATATGGGCCAAATACCAATATCGAGAGCACCAGGGCTAGTTCAGCAAACAAGTTCAGCTGCCCCTGTCAGCGCACAAGCATTGAGAGCTAGAGGTCAGGCAGTATCTAGGCTAGGCGAATCAGTTGCCCAAGCGGGTGAAGCAATGAACCAGTTCAAGAAGCGTAGGCAGCAAGCAGACGATCTTGAGAAGGTGCAAAAACTGGAGAACCTATACAACCAGTCAGATATTGATTTCGAGGAAACAAAGAAGAATCTCGGGCATGCCGATTGGGTAAAGGCTCGTGAGGACTCATTCAACGGCCTAGGTGCCGATATTGAGAAGACTTTAAGCCCAGAGGCCCGCACACGTTGGGATAGTATCAAGAATGACCGTATTAGCCGCTCTGTGCTAAATATCACAAAGCAGGCCAATAGAGAGGATGTTCGGGAGAAATTCGCTACGGCGGATGTGAATATCAATAGCCGTATTGATAATAGAGACTATCAGGGAGCATTAGAGCAGGTAAGCTTGCTTGAGGATGCAAGAACCTACAGCAAGGCGCAGGCACAGGCAAAGCGCGATCAGATCAATCAGGCACGCATAGAGAACGATGCTAATATCATGCTACAGGAAAACCCTGCAAAGCTTGAGCAGGATCTACTGGAAACTGAGACAGTAAACGGCCAGAAGGTGCCTAAGAACTTTAAGAGCCTATCAGATGCCCAGCGCAGAACCCTACTTTCTCAGGCTCAGAGCCAGCAAAAGGCAGACAATGCCGTGGCCCTGTCCCAGCTAAAAGATGATACTTTCGCCTCCATGAATGAGGCACAGACCAACCCAGATGCAGAGCCATTGACTGAGGAAGAGTTCATGGACGTAATGGGTGATGGCCGAGGAAAAGTAGCCCATAAGGAGTATGAGAGGCGCTTTAAGGCTGTAGCGGCCACAGGTCAGATTCTACGGGAATCCAAGCAGATGAACCCGACATCTGCTCTTACGCATGCCCAGGAGCAGCTAGAGAAGATCCCAGACACCCCAGAGTCGGCACCTATCAAGGCAGCGATGATTAAGCAGATTGCCGCAGAGAACCAGCAAAAGCTGGATAACCGCGCTACATGGGCGTCACAGATGGACGAGGTCAAGGAATATGACATCGACCTAGATGCCATGAAGGATGAAGAGGGGAATATTTTAGAGGGGATGGAAGAGCAGTTTAAGTCTGCATTCAGTGAGCGCACAGAGATGCTTATCGCTATGCAGGGCCGTGCCCCTCAAGACCCAGAAGGAGAGCAGCTGAACCCAGATAGATACCTCGGCTTGCCACGCGGAGCAGCTAATATAGTTGATTCAGCGCAGGCAAAGCAGAAGGTATCACAGTTTAACGATATGAACTCTCAGGAGTTCGTAGAGTCGATCCAGAGCGAATTGTCCCTGTATGAGAATCCAGACCATCAGGCTATATTGATGAAAGACTATGTAGAGGCAGGCCTGGATCAGCGCTATCAGGTAGTAGCAGCTCTAAGCACTCTCAGCCCATCTGATGCTACAACTCTAGCCCAAGCAATCGAGCAAGACGGCGAGAATAGCGACGCTATTGGGAAGGATCGAGCCATGGAGCTTAAAGACCTACTAGATTCCAATGAATCTATGTATGAGTTCCAGTCAGCCCTCACAGGGAGCCTAGGCGAAAATTTCGGAACCGTGGCAGGGTTCGGTAAAGCTGTCGAGTCACAGGCCAAATTCTTTATGGCAAAATTCCCATCTTTAAGCGCACAGGAGGCATTAGATCTATCTATGGATCGCATAATCAATAGTCAGGTGGGCACAACCATAATTAATGGCCAAGCCGTCAGCGTATCCCGTCAGAACGAGGACGGGGTAGAGAGAACCGACGATGAGATCAACGACATCGGGCGCCGCCTGAATGTCCTTATGGAGCGCATTGACGTAAGAGGATTAGACCTATCCCCGTTCTTTGATATTCCAGAAGGCACAGAGGATCATATCGGATTCGTATCTCAGCAGCTTGGATTAGACGAGCGGGATCTTGCCCAGCAGATCCGCACAGAGATTACAGGCAGCGGCGTATGGCGTGGCTATCCGGATGGGCAAGGCTCCTATTTGGAGATAACAACCGGACCAGGGGAAAGCCGAGCCCTACAGTCTAAGGATGGGAAATACCTGTTTGCTAGGTATAGCCAGCTTCCAGATTTCATGAGAACTGTAGATGTTCCAGCATTTCAGGGCAAATTCGCTTCACGCCCAGCAACAACAAGGCAGGAGGCAATCCAGCCAGGGGATGATTTCGAGAAAATCAGGCAGGTTACAGGAGGCACAAGCAGTGTAGGTTCTACCCTGCGAAACCAGTTGTCGTTCTTCCTTTCCCCGTTTGTGGAGTTTCAGCCAGCAGTTGAAACCACTAACTGGCCTACAATGGACCCATCTATCGAGTTTATAGACGAAATCTAAAATGTCGCTATTGATGCACAAACCGGCCCCACGGACAACGGGCCAGATAGAAGACTTCAATATCCCAATGGGTCAACTATTGGAGAATGCTTGGGGCCAGGGCGTACATGACAGCATGCTAGACTCCATGGCTCGCATCGGTGAGCTTTACGCTGAGAGGAACGAGTCAGCATTCTTCGGCCTGTTGAAATGGAACAATGGGAATAAGGTATCCAAGGATGAAGCTAACCATCGTGTGAGCGAAGCAGGCCTGGATCTTCAGTTTGACGATGATGTTTTCGAGGGTGAGCTTAAAATGCTTATGGAGCGCAAGCGTAAGGAGAACTTCCGTAATTTCGTATTTGCCAATGGGCAGAAGGGCATAGGCCGTAATATCGCCAGCATCGGAACCCAAATGATTGCCTCAGTGTCTAACCCTGTAGATTTTGCAACTATGTTCGTTCCCGTGGTAGGAAGCGGAGCAAAGGCCAGAGGCCTAGCCATGGCAGGCAAGGGAATGGGCCGTCGCCGTATCGCTAAAGGTCTTATTACCGAGGAATCACTAGCTAAGGCTGTCCCATTTCCAAAGCTGACAGGTGCAGTAATTGAGGGCACAGTAGGTGCTGGTATTGCTGAAATACCTCTAGCTATCGCAAATTTCCAAGATCAGACACAATATGACGCTAGCGACTTCCTTATCAATATTGGAGCAGGTGGCGCATTTGCCGGAACTATGCGTGCTATTGGATCTGCCACATCTAAGATCATCAGAGGTCTAAGCAGGGAAACAACCCAACGCATGACCCAGCGAGCTATTGATCAGATAGCCAAGGGCGATGATATCAACGTCGCACACTATGCCCATATCGACACTCACAAGCTACGCCTAGAGGCAGAGTTTGACGAGAAGATGGCAAGGGACTCAGCTAATCAGCGATTCCAAGCAGAACAGGCCGCTAAGGGCGTAAGCATTGGATCATCTCCAGACTTGAACCACCCAAGCACAGTAACCCTAGCTAAAGGAAAAAAGCCAGATGAGGGATTCGTAAAGGTAGGAGAGCAGGGCGGTAAGAATATTTATCAATCAGTCAGTGGCGTGCAGCAGCAAATCACAGCCCGCCAGAAGGATCTCTTAAACCCAGCTAGGTATGAGGATATCAAGCGAATCATCGACAGGGACCGAGCTAAGGGCGAGATCTCAAGGAAAGGGAAGCAAGATCCAGACGGCCTAGGCTCTGCCGCAAAGCCGTGGATGCTTGACGATTCTCCAGATTATAACCGATTCCTCTACACCGAGGCTATGCGTAAAGAGCTTGCCGATGCCGGCCATGATGGTTATCTAGGTTTCAATGAAACTCCAGATAGACCAGCAGGGACAGAAAGCCCTTCAGCTATACTTAGATTCGATGAATCCACATCCAATGCCGCTGAGTCGGCCCGCATCGAGTCTACGAAAGAGTCACGCATTCAGGATTTCATCGAGGAAGAACGCCGACTGCAAGACCCAGAAGAGCGCTATCGTAAGCTGCTACGGGCTGAAGTCGAAGCGGCGCAGGCCGAGGGTAAAATACTCTCTACCAGAGAATCTGACAGCATAGACGATGTAGAGAGCATAATCGAGTCTGACGATCCGCTCCTAGATGCTGATATTAAGACTTTACGCGATGAGCTTGGAGATGATGCCAAGTCTATCAAGAAGCCTCAAACCAATGAAGATGGCATTGATTCTGCCGTCAAATGCCTATTAGGTCTGTAGTATGCCAAGCAAAGTAAACAGATCCGCCTCAGACTGTGTAACCGCTATTAAGCAAACCGCACAGGAAGGCACAATCTCTGATGCCGACGCACAGGACCTATTGGCCAGAATTGACCGTCTGGCCAAGCAGCGCCAGAAGAAGAACAATATCAGCAGGGAACAGGCTCTTAATGAGATTGCAGGCGAGTTCAAAGCAGAAGAGCTAACCAGTGCTAGGGTGCAGGAGCGCAATGCCCTGCTTGCCCTACAGAAGCGAAATGAGGTAGTAAACTTTGCCCGCCAGTATGTGGCCGACACAGGGGCAACCTACGGTGAAGCGCTACAGGCCATGCTAGAGGGCAGCGCAAAGCTATCGGATGGTAGCCGGTTCCACGTTGACCGCCGCATGCAGGAAACCTTCAAAAAGTATTTTGGTGAGCTAGTAGTAGAGCTAGACGAAAACGAACTCTTCAAGGCCTTCCGTAATGGTGAGCACGAGGAAGACGTTTACAGGGAGCTATACGAGCTTACACGCCCAGCGGATCAGCGCAATGTAGGTGTATCCAAGAATAAGAAAGCCCAGCAAATAGCCGAGGCAGTGCATCGTGTGCGCGAAAAGATGCGAACTCGTGTAAATGAGGCAGGCGCCTACATCCTCCCATTAGAAGGATATGTAACCCGCCAAATGCATAGCGTGCGCCGTATCCGTCAGCTAGGAGAGGGTGACACCCCAGCGGCCAGAAAGAAGGATAGCTTTAATAAGTGGTCCTCATTCGTCCTTCCATTGTTGGACGTAGATCGAACATTCAGGGACGGCCAAGACCCAGAGAAGATGCTACGCTCTGTGCATAATGATTTCTATAATGGCAACCATCTGAAGCTGAAGCAGGAAGAGGAACTCGATCTATACCATGTTAAGGGCGGGGGCAACCTAGCTAAAAAAGTATCATCCCACAGAAAGCTACATTTCAGGGATGCAGACAGCGCATTAGCGTATAATAAGCAATTCGGTGACAAGGGATACTCTACCTCGATTATGGATGAGTTCCAAAGTATGTCCCGTAATATCGCCATGATGGAGGCATTTGGGCCCAATGCTCAGGATAATTTCGATAAGATCGTTAAGGAACTTACAGTGCTGGCTCAGGACGCAGACGGCGAGGAAGGATTCCCAGCCAAGGCCAGAGACTCCGTAAAGCAGATTGAATCACTTACAGACCGCCGCAGGCTCAAGGCAGCGTGGGAAACGGTCAACGGCAATAATGACATTCCAGCCAATGTGACAGGGGCAAAGATCGGCCAGACGATCAGATCCTTGCAGCGCATGGCAAAGCTGGGCGGTGTCGTTATCTCAGCTATCGGTGATAAGGCATTTATCCAAACAGCAATGGCACGCCAGGGCATGAATCAGCTGGACATTATGGCCAAGCAGATTACTGGCATGAAGCTTAGAACCAAGGAAGAAAAGCGCATGCTCCGCCTAATGGGCACCACAGTGGATAGCCTAATGGGCAATGTGGCCTATCGCTACGACATGCACACCAAAACCAAGGGCATGCTTGATAAAATGGAAGAGTTTTTCTTCCACGCCAACGGTATGAATTGGTGGAATAATACCCAGAAGTCGATAGCCTCAGAGCTACAGGCTGGCCATTTGGGCGTGTATGCAGATGCCAAATTCGAGGCATTGCCGCAGGAACTTTCGAATACTCTTCGTTCGTATGGTGTAACGACAAAGGAATGGGATGTTGTTCGCTCCACTGTCTATGACATGGAAGGCAACTCCTATGTGACCCCTGATAGGGTGGGAGAACTCCCCGACTCCGCCTTTAAGGGGTTGCTAAAGGATCAGGGCAAACAGGCCACTACGGCCAATGTAAACCGCGTCAGAAACGATTTAGAGCTAAAGATCAGGTCTTATATAGGCGACCAAGCCGATATTGCCGTACCCACACCAGGGGCAGCAGAGCGCAAATATGCCACCCTGAACACGCAGGCCGGCACTGTGAAGGGTGAGGCCGCTAGGCTAATGATGATGTTTAAGAGCTTCCCTATCACTGTATGGACTAAGGTAATGCCCAATGTTTTCTACTCTCAGGGTGCAAACACCTTTGGCGAGTTCATGGCCCACGACAAAAAGGGCAAGCTGCTCCTAATACAGATGGCTGCACTTACCACGATTGGGGGCTACTTATCAGCCACTATCAAGGATCGCCTCAAGGGTAAGACCAGAAAGCCGCTCATCAGTAAGGATGGTAGTATCAACTGGAAGGTGTGGACAGACGCCTTTATCCGTGGTGGAGGTGCTGGTATCTACGGGGATCTGCTTTTCAGTGAGTATAACCGCCACTATCAGACCGTGCTAGGAACAATGGCTGGACCTGTATTCGGTCAGCTAGACCAAGCTGGTGTGATATGGTCAAGGACACTCAGGGGAGAGGATGCCAGCTATCAGGCCATGAAGATGGTAAAAGGCAATCTTCCATTCGCAAATCTTCCGGTAGTCCAGACAGCGCTGGATTATCACCTATGGTATCAGTTCCAAGAGATGCTAAATCCTGGTAGCCTCCGAAGAATGGAGCGCACCCTGAAGAGGGAAGATCAGCAGGAGTTTTTGGTATCGCCTTCGCGCTTCGTAAAATAATGTAGCAATTTTCCTAAAACCGTGTAATTCTATAGAAAAATGACCGTCCCGAACGAAAATACAGAAACCCAAGCAGTCCTGACCGCACTAGGTCAGACAATCGCAACTACCTTCACATTCCGTGAGGCTGGAGAGTTGAAGGTTACAAAGACCCCGCAGGACGGTAGCGCGGATGTGCTTCTTGTTCTGAATAGTAATTACTCTGTAACCCTCCCCGCTCAAGTGGGGCAATTCGGCTCAGTCACCCTAGAGGATGATGCCGCTATCGTCGGTGACACTATTACAATTGAATTTGCAGCTCCATGTGACCAGCAAACAGACCTAGAGGAAAACGACAGGTTGCCAGCTAACGTGCTTGAGATCACATATGATAAGGTTTATCAGCTGGTTTGTAAGGTATCTAATTCCATATTCGGGCCAACGTCCCGAGTGCTTAAATACCCAGATACAGAGCTAGGCACCCCGAATACTACGCCCAGCAAGGCCGACCGTATGGCGGGAGGAAATGGAACTATAGCGGCTTTCAGAGGTTCAGACGGTGGTATAGATGTTATTTCTAAGGGATCAGTCCTCCCTGGCCTTACACTATCTAATGACTCATCAATGGGCGGAGGCTCGCCAGACGCCGTAAATGGTGCGACTCAGGCAGCTATCAATACTTTCGTAACCAACCTAATTAACAGTGTAGAGGATAAGATCGAGCTACCGGTTAATGAGGTATCGCATACCAGATCTGTTGGTGAGGTTGTTCGAGTCGATGGTAGCTTTAATATTGTTCTAGCTCAGGCTGACACAGTAGCCAATGCCCAAGCAATAGGCATCATATCCGAGATTATAGACAGCGACAACTACAGGATTAAGACCGGAGGCGGAGAGGTCAATATCCCAGCCCACGGCTTTGCAGCAGGGCCGCTCTATCTTAGTGATACCGTAGCAGGCGGATTAACTTCAACTGCCCCTGGTATCAAGAACCAGATAGCACAAGTTAAGAACGCTAATACTATAATCGTTACGGATACTATCACTCTTACCGAAGAGGATCAATCTGGACTACCTGAAAATTTACAACTCATCACGGCCTCTGGAAACTTCTTAGTTCCTGCTGGTGTCACGAAAATACGAGTCAAGGCCGTAGCTGGCGGCGGCGGTGGCGGCGGTGCCTCATCTAATGGAGGCGCACCATTCGGAGGAAACCCTGGGACTGGAACCTCTGGAGGTGCCGGCGAAACCAGAGAAGGGATATTTAGCGTAACCCCAGGTCAGAATATAGCAATAACTATTGGTGCTGGCGGCGCTGGCGGTGCTGGTAATGCAGCAGGTGCGGGCTCTAATGGATCTCCAGGCGGAAATACTATTATCGGTGCCCCTGTTAATATGACCGCAAATGGAGGTTCTAACGGAACAGCCACAGGTGGCGCTGGTACTGGTGGCTCTGGCGGCTCTGGTGGATCTTACTCTATCACTGGTGAGAATGGACATTCTGGCCACGTAGGAGCAGCCCCAACTATCCCGCAGACGGAAAGGCCAAAATCAGGGTTCCCAACTCATGGCTTAGGTGGCAATGGTTCCGCAGGTGGTGGCTTTTTTGGATGGAATGCCGGCGGCGGAGCTGGCGGGAATGGAGCAGTTTTAATCACTTGGTAAGATGTCAGATTTAAAAAGATACGCTATTTTGGATGAAAGCGGCAATGTGGCCAATATTGTGGCTGCACTGTCTGAAGACGATTGCACGCTTCCAGAAGGCTGCACCATACAGGAGCTTACCAAAACCACCCAGACAATGGGCAATGGTGACATAGAAACAATTTATCAGAGCGCTGTAATAGGACAGCCTCTAATTTAATCCTTGAAATTTATCATAAACTAAACAAATTAAAATCATGGCTGATTTACCAAATGACGGATTGATCACTACAAATGGTGACTACGATGTAGTACTTCAGTCACCACATACCGAAGTTATCATTGTCGGAGATACGAGCGGCTCCAATAATGGATTTGATGGCGGGACTATTGACATTAAGGCGGTGCACCCCCTTGACGGCACAGATGAAGTAAATGGAGATGCCCTAGCGGCTCCTACATCTGCTACCGGAATTACGTCAGATTTCACTGACATATACAAGGGACAGAAAGGGAGAAAGCTACGCTTTACCCTGTCTGGCGCTGGCGGCAATACAGCAATCAGAATCCATACAGGAGCTACTACAAGTGGGTGAGTTTTTAAATTCAGGACAGGATAGTGCGGGAATTGCCGACGAACAGGCAATGAAGCAGGCGGGAAGGGTCGCCAGCACAGCATCAGTAGATTTAACGTCGGCGCCATCAGCTATTGATGGTGTCACTTTAGTTTCGGGTGACCGAGTTCTGATAAAGAACGGATCAACGGCAAACCCTGGAGCCACATCAATCGACAACGGCGTCTATGTCTTTAATGGCACAGGCTCCGCAATGACGCGATCTCCTGACGCTGACGAGGATGTAGAGATAGCCAACGGGCTACGTGTTAAGATCCTTGAGGGTAACCAGAATGGAGGATGCCAATTCGATCTTATCGAAACAGACGTTCAGGTAGGGGTCGATGTAATGACCTTTGAGAAGTTCCCACCTCCAACATTTTCGAATAACACATTGTTTGTGGATGCAGTCTACGGAGATAATGCTACCGCACAGGCAGATAACCCGAATCGTCCATATCAAACGATTGGCGCAGCCGAAACAGCCGCAGGTGCATTCGATAAGCTATCTATAGCACCTGCCAATTACCCAGAGGCATTTGCCCCTACTAAAGATCTATTCGTAGATGGGGCAGGGGCCACAGGGCTTACGAGCATTAATCTTTCTTCGGGTTCCCTAGATGGAAGGATTGGACAGTATATTTACACTGAGCGCAGCGTAGATGTTATTCCAGTAAATAACTCGAATAACCAAAACGGTGATAACCTTATTTTCGCATACAACTCTGGTGCAACAGCAATGCCAGCGGCAGCGGCACTTTCCAATACAAACCGATTTACAGTAACCCCACTCGATGGTATTTATAATATCGTAAACACAAAACAGATCTCTATTTCTGACTTTGTGGATATTGTCGGTGATGATGTACCTTCATTTAAACCGCTGTTATCTTTAGATTCAATATCAGGTTTAGATTCTGTATACAGGCCAGGGGCGATAATCCAAGGCCCAGCAGATGGCACGCTCTCACTTCTTCTAGGTGACGGAACTACAGATTTCCGCATGAAGAATGTTTCTGTATTTACTACAAGGACAACGGGAACAGGGAGAGAGGCGATAAGATTTGAAAATACTGCTTCGGCAACTACTGAGAACATCTTACTTGATGGCGTTCATTTTATATCAAACGCTGGAACGGGCCACACTATCCTTAACTTTGTTAATTCTGGATTTAATGGTTTGATCAATAATTGCGCCAGTTATCGTAACGGAACTCTTGGTAGTTCAGCCACAATAATACAGTTTAACGGTGATTCAGATGTAGACATTATTGAGAGCTTTATAGGTCAGGTTTCTAATACGGGCCACACTCATACTGGTAGAATAAAGAGATCTTATTTAATCGGCACATCCAATAATTGGGGCGGCTGGACAATGGCAGGCGTGTATGAGGACACACGAACAAGTATTATTGCTGGTCAGTTTACAGGCCGAGCAGTGAATTGCACATTCGGCACCCAAACATTTGGTGGAACTGGATTCATTAATTCTGGGTTATGGATCGGTTGCAATTTTGAGGGTACGTTACAGGGTGTCGGAACATTGAACGGAACCTTTATGGGCAATTGTGATGTATCTAATAGCGTATCTGTTTCTATGGTTAATTCTGCGGTTTACCAGGATTGCAAAATATCTGGAAACCACCAGACAAACTTAAAATCAACGGACGCAGGGAGCAACTCAGCTCGATACTACAAATGTATCCATGACACCTATCCGACAACCACGAACTCAAACCCATCAGTGCCCACGGGCCTCTTGAGCGGTGAACTCGTTGACTGTATTATTTTAAATAATAACAACATACCTGCTAGAACAAACGCCAAGCATATCAGGTGTCATTTCCGTGGGTCAGGCATCGTTGGAACTGATAGCGCATCTTTCAATGGATGCACATTCGATTCTCTTGGCTTATCTAAATCTTTAGCAGCTGGTCTAGGTAACTTCAGGATGCGTCCGATTGAAAGGAGCAAACTACTTGCTGGGACTGAATGCACCCTCGTATTTAACTTAAATGGAGTTAATGCTGGCGTAGACGAAGGAACCACTAACTTCTCTGATTACTTCCAGGTTGGTGACGGAATTGATGTTATTAATGTTGGCTCTGAGTATGACGGAGAGTTTACAATCGCATCGGTTGTTTACACATCGAGTAATCGAATCAGTGTTACGTATGTTAATGCTGCTGTAACTGTAGATGAGTCCACAATAGGAACGTCAGGAACTTGCCATAATACAACAAGGCTCTCAGGCAGACCAGAGGTTCTTTCATGCGTCTTTAATGGCGATAATGACGACGATGCTTATGTCCTTAGTAAATGGATGCAGTTAAATGGACGAAATAATTCATTTGATGGAGCACTGGTCAGAGATGTATCGGCTGACTACACAGCAATTCCTAGGGACACTCACATAAGCGCGGATTCAACATCGGGAGATGTAGATGTAACACTTCTACCAGAGGATCGTCAGCAGGAGATAACGATCCGAAAGAGCGTGGCGGCAAACTCTGTTCTAGTAAAAGATGATTCAGGTTCCACCGTATTTACTATGACCGCATCGAATGAATCTGTGGCGCTTTACTCGGATGGAACTAACCTATTAATTAAATAGCTATGAATTGTATAAAAGTAGAATCAGATTGGAAGGCCCAAGAGTGGGATCAGGCTAATAATGTAATGAACGAAATACCCCTAAGCTCTTCCGATATACAGAAGTTAGAGGATGAATACCAGTCAGTCACTAATGGTATTGAAGGGTTCTGCCATTCATGCGAAGTCCTAAGTTTCACACTCCACTCGGCAAATCTTGAGGGTCAGAGCGTATCATATAATTCTGGTTTGTTTAATTACCGAGAAGCCAATGGTCAGCATAGGCAGCACCCATTTAAACAATGAGTCATTCATCAAACACACCTGGGGAGCAAAAAGAAAGTAGCTTCATACAAAATGTAGTCACTGCTCCTACTCTGACTGGTGACGTAGATAACTACAATCCTACTGGTCTATTTGATAGTATGGTGAGGGTTAATCCAGATGCAGATAACCATGAAATATCGGGGTTTCAGGCTCCACCTGCTGGCGTAAAT